ATTTTAATTTCTTTACCTTCTTTTATATCTGGAACTCCCCATTTCTTAAACGGAGTTTTATCAACATCAGCTGGTACAAACCATTTCTTTCTGGAATGATCCCATTTTGCCCCTAACTTCTTGACCAAATCTCTGTCACTAAAAGGGCAATCTAAATAGAGTTTTGTATCAGACACTTTTAATTCACGAACTTTAACTAATTGAGCTTCAGGAAAATGTTTTCGTACCGAATCCATCAGTTTGGCGATGTCTGGGTATTTGAGACGATACAATGCCTTTATCTTCCATTGTTCTTGCTTTGTGTCTTTGAAGTACACTCTATTTAATGTAGAATCTTGGACGTTGCAGAGCCACTTTGTATGCCGTAATAGGCAAGTAGAGCAGCCTCTGCAACACCATCTTCACATTTAAGTTGCCATAATTCAGAAGCAGATGGCATAAGCTCTGATGCTCTTTTACGAGCTTCATCTTTATCAGCTGATATACCGAGGGTTTTCTTCCATTTGGTAGGTGCTACTTCGGTATAAGCGACACCTTGAGATACTAACAGCCCTAAATAAATTCCATAGCCTAGACCTGTCATAAACGTAGATGATAGACCTTGTTTTGGATAGGGTTGTTGCTTCTCAATAAAAGCATGATCTGGTTCAAATTCGATCATGTAGTTAATGATAGAAAGCATATCAAGAAATCTTTTATTCTTGTTTCCTTTCTTAAATGAATAGATAGGTGTTCGAATCGCTTGAATAGACTGATTATCTTTATCAGTTGTATCTATAAGTGCGATTCCCCCACTTAGACCTGGATCAATACCTAATATTCGCATTGGGGTTCTCCTCTAGTTTAATTGAGCATCCGAGGGCTTCAGCCCAACAATGCAAATTAAAACTTGTTGGCTTTCTATTCCCAGTTTCCCATTTAGCTACTAGTCCAGCTGCAACACCTATTCGGTCGTCAACACTAGTCTGTGCAACACCTAGTGCCATTCTGCGTTTTCTAAATTGTTCGATTAATATTCGAGTATAACTCGACTCAAAGTTACTCATATAGCAATGCCTCCTAATACATAGATAACTAGGTATCTAGGCATAATCAATATAAATCTAAACAAAATACCTATTTTTATAATTTTTTATTTGTAAATGCCTACAAAATGGTGTTTACTAAGAGTCCAAATTTAATAAATGTCTAAAACGGAGGTGCTAAATGAGACATAAAACAAACACTAAATGGGGTTGGGGGCTATTTCAAAAAACCCTAAGTCAAAGCCGTAATGCAGACTCACCGATTGGTGGTCTTGGAACAGGTATGAGAACTGGTTGGGGATTATACCTAAAAGATAGAAATGGATTAGGTATGCAGTGGTCCAACAGACCAAGAAAAAGAGTTGGTTGGGGGATTTGTATAAGACTTAATTCTCCACCAAAAATATTAAATATGCTTTCTATGATCTTTCTGTGGAGTTTTATTTGGAAAGAAGGTAGAACACTTTTGAGTAAGGCGACTGGTAGAAATACACGCTACAGTCAATTTTACAAATATCTAAGTTTAAGAATAATTATAAAAGGTGCTATTAATTATGTCAGACGAAATGAAGCTCATAGAGACTGTCCACAAATGGGTGACAGATACTATGAGAACAAAGGGCTGGTCTGCTCGTTATTGGGCGATGGAATCTGGTGTTGGAGCTTCAACTCTTCAACGCTTCATTAAAGAGAAACCTTGGTGTTTATCTGCGAAATCGATTGGATTGCTCGGTGCAAAAGCAGGGTCTTACCCATTTGCTTTTGGCAGTCAGGAGACTAGTAAATTAAATACCTTCAGCATCAGATTGATGCAGATTGAAGGAAATGAAATGAAAGAAACGAAAGACACAATAAGTACCACTGCAAAGGTATCGGCTGATGCATTTGCAGTTCCTGTGGCTTGGGACACTTACGACTCAGCTGGAAGAGGTAGTATTTACCCTGGAGATGTAATAGTCGTTGATCCGAAGAAGAAAGCCAAAGAAGGTCAAGTGGTCTTGATAAAAAATATAGATCAGTTTTCTATATATGAATATCAACCTCCATATCTACTCGCTAGATCAACTAAGAAACATCCCAACGTGGACTTGGCTCTTGTTGATATATTAGGCGTGGTTGTTCAGGTTATTAGGGATATGGAATGATTTAATTTTAACTTGGGGGAAGATTTCCTTCCCCTTTTTTTTAACTATTGTGCCTAGATAACTAGGCTTTGAGGTGCTAATATTATGAGACTAACTAGAAAACACTTTAGATTTTTAGTAAAGGAGATCGCTCCAATGCTTAATGGAGTTTATATCAACAATGGTAAATGGACTAGAGCCATAAAAGAATTTGGTAGAAACAATCAATTCGATTCACAGCTATTTACTTACAAATCAAAAGAATATTGGGAAGACGCAAATGTACAACCAGATTGCGATCCTGATGACGTAGGAGTTCTTGAAAAGGACTTCATTCCTAATGACAAACCAACTATGGAGAGAAAGAATGGCGCTAAGTCAAAAGCAGCTTGATGAGAGAAAATATTATATCGGCTCCTCTGAAGCTAAGATTATTGCATCTGCCGATTTAGAAAAATGGTATGAACTGATTGAAGAAAAGCATAATGCTACTTCAAAGGTATTTCCAAAATCAACACAACTACGAATGGACTTGGGTACATATTGTGAACCATTTGTGCTTGATACGTTTGAAACAACTTCTGATATCAAAATCGGAAGTTATCAACTTGGCAGGACCAGAGTTCACAAAAAGGGAAATCTATCTGTTCCTATTCATTCAACTTATGATGCTTTAACCAAAGCTGATCCATTTATTCCTGTTGAGGCTAAATGTCATTTTGGTATGTGGGATATGGATAAGATTGCTGACTTATATTCTGCTCAGCTTCAACACCATATCTATACTGGTATGACAGATTACTGTTGGTTAACAGTATTGTTTGGTCTTAATGCAACTGTTCAGTATCGCAAGATCAATCGTGACCAGGAATATATCGATGCTTATCTGCACAATGCGTTGCAGTGGTGGAACTGGTATGAGTTTGGTGTTGAGCCTAAAGGTGCCGAAGACCTTATGCCTGCTCAATGGACTGATATGTACACAATGGAACTATCAGAGCTTGAGCAATTCGATGCAGCTGTTGGCAGAGAGGTTGACTCAAACTGTCAATCAATTCTCAAAGAAAAGGAAGCCAAGCATGATGCAGATTATGCCAAAGTTGAGTTAAGACATTTGATGCCTAAGTTATGTCGTCAGATGAAACATAAGCTTGGTGGTAATCTTAAAGGCTACCAATTAACCATGACCAGAACCAAAGGTCGTGAGCCGTCAATCAAAATCAATCAATTAAAGGAGGTCGCTAATGGCTAATTCTAAATTATCCGTATTTCAAACACTATCTGGTATAGACGTTTCCAGTATGACAGAGAAGAAAGGTCAGTTTACTTATCTCTCTTGGACTCATGCTTGGAAGGCAGTTAAAGACAACTACCCAGAAGCTACTTTTGTTAAAACTGTCTATTCTGATAACCAAGACAATCGCTTACCTTTTATGCGAGACACTAAAGGTAATACTTGGGTTGGTGTTTCTGTTACTATTCAAGGTATAACTATTGAAGAAGTATTTCCTGTTACTGACAATCGTAACAAGGCTATGCAATTTCCTGACTCTTTTGCAGTTAATACGGCTCACCAGAGATGCTTGACTAAAGCTCTTGCTTATCACGGATTAGGTATCAATGTATATGCTGGGGAAGACCTTCCAATGGAAACATCTAACGTGGAAGACCTTGATGATTTTAGGCAAAAAGCTATTCAGTTTATAGCTGATATCAAGAAAGCTAAAGATGAAAAAGCTCTTGATGCTATTGCCAAGAAAATAAAGGAAGCAAGACTTCCTGCAAGTCTAAAAGGCAATGTTGAAACTACATTTAGAAATAAAAGATCTCAACTAAAGGACAAAGCATCTTAAATGGTTGTTAAAGATGCAAAGCCTAATTTCCCTCGATTGCTTTCCCTCCATGAAGCATTGGGGGAGATTGGGCGACCACAAACAAGCTGGAACGAAAAGTGGTTAAAGAGAACAATTAAAAATAATTTTATTACATATTTCAAGACAGGTTCAAAATGGTTTATAACTGAAGAGGACTTGTGGGAACTTCTTAGGAGTATACAGGTAAGGTGCTTAAGCTCAAAAAAGACAAGATTAGTCCATTCTACTATATCAGGGACACAATCCTCCTCTCAAACGGAAGAAAGTTCAGGATTAGAGAAAGTACAAAACGCACTTCGTATGAAGACGCAAAAGCCTATTCAGTTAGAAGAGAAAAAGAAATTCTCGAGGAACTTGAAAGGCAACAATCAAAACGTACTTTCCTAGATTTCAATATGGCAGTTCTTGATTACATAAATTCTAAAACAACAATTCATAAAAATGATGCTGATCGTATTGATAAGCTTTTAAAGTACTTTGATAATACAGAAGTTAATTTAATTAATGGATATGCTTTTTCAGGATTTGTTAAATCTGTCATTCCCAAAGTTAAGAATGACACAGTTAATAGATATCGTTCTAATCTTGTAGCTGTTCTTAATCATGCTCATGGTGAACAGCCACATATTACAATTAATAAAATACCAACTCGCAAGACTGAAAAGCCAAAGCCAAGGTATTTATCAAAAGAAGAAGCAGAAAGGTTAATCAATGCTTATAACCCAATACTTCAACCACTCATATATTTCCTTGCTTATCAAGGTGCTAGAACTGCAGAAGCACTCAGTCTCAAATGGGAAGACATCGATATGGATAAAAGGCGAGTTACACTCTGGAATACCAAGAATGGTGACTATCGGTCTTTACCAATTCACTCAAGAGTCTATGAGGCTTTGCGTGGAATCAACAGAGAACGGAGTGGCTTTGTATTCCTCACTCCAAGTGGAAAACCATACAGCTATACCAGCAAGAAGAATGGGAGTCCTATTAAAACTGCTCATAAGGCAGCTCTTAAAAGGGCAAACATACAACAATTTAAAGTACATAACTGGAGAAGCCATTGGGCGAGTAGATTAGTTCTTGATGCTGACGCAACTAACTATTCTCTAATGGCTCTTGGTGGTTGGAGATCACCAGCAAGTGTTGTGCATTACATCAATTTAAATCCTGACCATCTGGTCAATACATTGGAGAAATTAGAATGAACTTATTAAATATTGGTACTGATACTACAAAGATTTATACGACAACAGATTATTCTATATTTGGTTATATCTTGGGTAATAGAGATATAGTTCAAAATCATGTTTTAAATCTAGCTAAGCTTATTAAGGAAAAAGATTTAGAAGTTCCTATTATTGTTAATGAAAAAATGGAAGTGTGCGATGGTCAACACAGACTTGAAGCCTGTAAGCTTGTTAACAAACCAGTAGATTATATTATCAAAGAAGGTTTGGATTTAGTTAGTATTAGAAAGTTAAATTCTTCTAGTAGAAAATGGACAATGGAAGAATATATGATGAGCTTTGTTAAGCTGGGTCATAAAGATTACGAAATACTAGAATGGTTCTTTAGAACTTATAAATTCGGAATTACTGAATCCATGGCAATGCTTAATGGAAAAGGTTGGTCAAACTCTGTTGATCGTAACAACTTTAAAATTGGTATCTTTAAAGTAGATGACTTGGAGAGAGCAAAAACTATTGCAGAAAGAATAATGTATATTGGAGAGTTTTTTCAATATTTTAGAAAGAACTCATTTGTTAGTGCAATGATTTCTGCACTATATGATCCTTCTTTTGATTGGAAAATATTTGAACAAAGATTATTGAACAATTCTGCCAAGCTAAAAAACCAGGGAAGTAGAACTGATTTTACTCATAATATTGAAACATTATATAATCACCACACTTCACCTAATAAAAGAATAAGGCTCAAAACATTTTTTGATACTACTAATGTAGGTAAAAGCAGAGCTGCAAATGGTAAATTCATTAATTAGTGCTTAATGCCTATCCTCTACTTTGTGGTGGCAGTTAAGCACATCTTATTTATGCAATATTAATGCCGACAACGACAATGGTGGGGAGGTTTAAATGGCTAAACTTATAGGTGCAAAACATACTCCTTCTAAAAAGGAAAAAAAGACTAGACAAACGGCTCCTAAAAACAATAAACCCAAAAAACCATGGATTGTTAAAGATACTTTTTATGATTTTAAAAAGCCAATAATTAATGGTCTGGACAAACTCCTAAAAAAGGACGATTGACAAACTTCTGACAAAGTACCGAAATGCCTAGGACTTATTATAACAATTACAATAGTTTAACTGAGGGGACTGTAACCTTGCCAAGGTTAGGGTCGAGAGTTCGAATCTCTTCGCCCGCTCCAAATCAGAAAAGGCTCCAAACGTAGCCGATGCAACACTTAGAGCCTCTTCATCCCCACCACTGCCGAGTCAAGCAATGTATCAGTATCTAAGCATTTCTTTCACAATAGTACTATTCACATTGCGTTATGTAGGTATCTTGTGACAAAGTTATGACAAAGTATAAAAAAAGAAAGACTTCTCCGAGGGGGAGAAGCCTTTCGAGGTGCTATAATTATATATAACATTTTATTAAGAAAAGAGTATTCACAATGTTCAAAGATGATCCCCAAGCAGAAGAGTATGACAAGTACGGAAAATACTACCCAAGAGAAACTCTTGTCTACCAATCAACATCTATTGGAGACATTCCACAGATGATGGATTCAATAAACAGAGGTGAATGGGATTTGTTTCATAGAAACACTAGAAAGAAAAGACTTGAACAGTTAAGAAGAATGAAACTAAAGAAATTCTGTCTCAATAATGATGGCAGTTAACCAGAGCGAAAGCTCATAAATTATGAAAGGTCAAAATTTGGTCTAAATACTATTTAAAATTATATTGTACATCTAGTAGGAAGGGGGATTAGTTAATACTGTCCCTCTTTTTATTTTGTAGACCCTACAAGAATGTCTCTTAAATGAGGACCTCTTGTTTTTACTTGACCCCACCACTTCGAGTTTTGCATTTCCTTTCCAGCAGTCAATACATCATTGTCCTCTATGGCTTTCCAAAACTTCTTGAACTTGGAAAATCTATTCCAACCCATATTAAACTGCATAGATAACAGAACAATCTGAATATTGTCAGGAAGCTCTCTCCAAAAGGGTTTATGCTTATCTAGCTCTTGAGAGTGTTTCTCTAAGTCTCTGCTAAGAATAAAGTCAGCTGTCTCCTGGTCAATGCCTTCGGCTAAGTTATGTCCGTAGCCAATCGTTAAAACCCCTACAGTATCTTCATAAGGCGTCAGAACACAGCCCTCATGTAATTTGATTGTATCAACCAAGTTTTTCATTTCATTCTCTCCAATATTCTGTCTATTTTTTCTTCTAATCTGTTTATTGCCACAGTAACGTCATCTCTTTTTGCATAGTCTTCTCTTGTCTTATTAAGAAGAATATCCAGACGTTTAACTTCTCTGGATTGTGTTCCAAGATACCAACCACCACCCATAACAATCAGAGCAATAAGACCATCTATGATATGTACTAAGTCCATTATTTCATATTCTCCCTAGCTATGCCTTTTGACTTTTCCCATGATCTCATGCCACCTAATCCTAATAATGAAATTGTTAATCCTAGAATTTGTTCGGTGTCTAAGCTTGGTAAAAATAAGTCTGGAAACCAAATTGTTATGATCCATTCAGCAATAGGAAATAATATAAAATGAAACATTAGTCCTAGGGCGCATATCCACATGATGGCAGGTCTAGCTCCTGCAACAAATATTGAACTATGCTTTGCTTGTTCAATGTTGGCTTGAGCTTGTGCTAAGTCTAAAGAAATAATGCTTTGTTCAAGTTCTGCTTTTAATTTATTTTTTTGATCTTTATCTTCGACAAATTTGTCAACAATCGGTGAGACTGCTGAAAGTATAGTTCCTATCATGACGACCTTCCCATAAATAAACCGAGAGCAACTGCTTGGGCTGACGTCAATACTGACACCATTCCACTTTGTTCTAAAGATGGTGAATCCAAACCGATATACCAAAAAACGACAGTATAGGTTAGGTACATATATAAAAGTATCAATGCTCTTGGAATAACTTTAAAGCTATCAATAGCATGACTCCATTTTTCTACAATTTCAGGACTAGGTCCCATTATAATCCTCCTGTTCTTTTGAGATAAAATAGGTATCCAATCCACATCACTATTCCTCCAATGATTGTGCAAAGAAGAATAATGCCAATGATGTTTAAGATTCTTGAACGAAACTCAGCTTGAGCATAAAGTTGTTCAGCTCGTTGCTTTCTAATTTTCGTTTGCATTTTAAGAAGCTCACTCCAGGCATTAGGACCATGCACCATATTTATCCAACTGCGAAGTTCGTCTTCCATGGCCTCTGCTTTTTTTTTAGCAGCAAATGCATCCATTGCTTCTTGTTCAACAGATGATCCTGCAAATAATTTTTTAAATAAAGGAGGGTTCTTAGACATTTTTTCTGCATGGTTAACATCAGATACTGCACCCATCCATTTACCAATATCTCCATACATGGCTTCTACATCTCGCCCTGCTTGGAAACCTTTTTTGATAAGGTTAAATGCTGTTGTAGCTGTTGCTAATGCCGTAACTGGATCCATCTGTATTTTATGGCATTATTGGCTTTTTTAGCCAATTCACATGAAAAACGGCTTGATATAAAGACTCTCAGAGGGTCGAAACAAAGTGTCCGTGTATGATTATACCCCTAATTTTCTATCTTACAATTCCATCATCACCGACATTTTTTTCACAGCCGGGATTACAAATTTGTGGTACATAATTATATCCATCTGGTATTGGGTCTAAAACTTTATCACTAAAAATATCAAACTTACCATTATCTTTACCATTCTTTGTTGCTTGATAATAATAATACATTTCTGTATCTCTACCACACTCACACTTTCTTTTAAAATCTGCCATTATAAACTCACTTTCGATACACTCAATGTGTTTGCATTTGATAATGAAACAGATGTGTCATTAGCTGAAACAACTGTCATTCTATTTGATGAATTATCATAAGTAGCTGTAGTATCTGCTAATCCATTCATTGCACTTGCAATCGCTGAACCAGAAGTATCTGTATTTGCACCACTTGCAAGATTAATTGACGTTGAGTTACCACCACTTGTTACTGTAGCAGAAGTTAGATTACCAGTTTGACCTACACCTTGTACTATTGAACTACTGCCACTTACATTTGATGATGGTCTTACAGTAGATGAATTGCCAGGTGATGGACTTGTTCCACCATTAACACCACTACCATTTGATATACTTACAGACATATCACTAACATTGCCTGAAGCTGCAGGAGCAGTAACAGTTACAACATTATTACTTCTACTTACAGACCATCCACTAGGTAATGCACTTGCTATTGAAGAGCGAATACTTTCAGCATGAGTACTAGAAGAGTTACTTGTACTTAATCCAGTACCACCAACACTCCAACCACTACCACTAACAGAAAAAGAAGCACCTAAATTCACTGTTGATGAAGAAGAACTTACATTGTTTGAATATGTATAATAAGTATAATATTCCTGTCCTGTTACATATGCAGTAAAGTTTGATGTACCTCCTGTTGCACTGCCATAATGACCAAAAGCTGTTGCATGAATAGAAGCATACCACTGAAAACCAGCATTGGCATAATTGATTGAAGAAGGCAAAGTTATTGTTCCGTGTGAACCTGTTAAAACTGCTGGATAATAACCACTTAATGAATATCCATAGTTTGTCCAATCATAAGCATAACCACCATTACAAACTCCTGAACTTCCAGTAGCACCTTGAAATGTATAATGATGTCCGCTGTAAGTTGTTGGTGCTGTGAACCAATTACAGCTTGTATTAGTTGCTAAATTAGCACCAGTAAATAGAGCAGAGTTTCCCCATTGCTGACCAGATGGAACACCGCTACTACGATAATGTCGGAATGTAGCGTTCATACGAAAGGTTGCAGTATTACTTGGAGTAGCATTTGGAACGTACATAGTTCCAGATAAAATTCTATGCTGAAACGTCTGACCAGCATTTAAATTTCCTCTGTTCATAGAATTTCCAAAGGTTGAAGAACCAGGGTCGTTACCACTATTTGTCCAAGAATAAGTATTTGTAGCAGACCTTGTTCCAGTATTTGAATGTTGAGTTTGATACCCAGTATAAACAGTTTGAGTTCCACTATTTGTCGCATTGCCTACAGTATAAGTAAATACTTCAGAAGTAGCTGGATTTAATGTACTTGCTGTACCAGAAAAATCATAAAAGTCTGATTTAGTAAATGGGTGTCTTAATGTTGAGCCATCTAATGCTCTTATCTGTCTTACCCTTCTTACAGTAGAACCATCTAATACATAAATATTATGAGGTGTTCTTAATGTTGAGCCATCAAGTACTGATAGAACCATTAGTACACCATTATTATTTTTACATTACCTGTAAAATCACTTGCACTTGAAGGAACAGATGTCGCTACTTTAAATACACCGACTATTTCGTTAGCATTTAAATCTAAAACATTAAGTTCAGAAGCTGTACCAGTATAATCAGCTATCTTTTGTAAGTCAGTTGCACTACCAGTATAGCCATCTAATTTATTTATTTCGGTTGCACTTGAAGTAACAAGAGTGCCACCTAATAGTAATCCATTTGTTCCATCGTGACTTGCTATATCAAAATTATGTGAACCATCTTGTATTGTAGTAGAAGCATTTAGTTGGATAAGACCATTACCATTTGGGTCAATTACAACATTGTTATTTGATGTAGATGAGATATTGTTTCCGTTTACATCTAATGCACCTCCAAGTTGAGGAGTGCTATCTTCGCTAACATTATTTATTGAAACACTTTGCGCCCTAGCATTTGTGTAATATAAATTACTTGATCCTTCACTTAGTGCATCTGTATCTGCTGCTGTTATTCTTCCATCAGCTCTTGCATTTGTGTAATATTGGTTTGAACCTTCTGCTACGTCATCAGTATCTATTGCGTTTGAACCTACTTTAAATGCCATTATATTGTTCCTTCTGTTATTATGTCGCCAGTTACAGTAAGATTGCCGTTTGATTCTAGTTTCATTTTACCAGTACCAGCATATGAAAATATTAAGTTGTTACTTGTTACTGTGACTGTCCAATCATTACTGCCATTATCTAATGCTATTGTGTTGGCAGTTAATGTGTTATTGACGTCAACAGCACCAGTAAAGTTAGCACCAGCAATAGGAGCAAAACCACTTCCTGCCGTTACTCCTGCTTCCCAAGCTGAACCAGTATAGACCTTTAAAACATTAGTAGATGTATTGTAAAATAAATCACCTTCATCATTTGCTGAGCCTGGATCACTTGACCCTATTCTATATTTATCGGCAAAATCATTAATAGAACTTAAGTTTGAAGCAACTGTATTAACATTTGATATTGCTCCACTAACTGTATTTACATTTGATATAGATCCTGCAACCGAATTAATATTAGTAGCATTACTATTTACTGCATTGATATTAGTAGAGTTACTTGCAACTGCATTAATATTAGTCGCATTTCCAGCTACTGCATTAATGTTAGTTGAATTACCTGCTACGGCAGTTATCTCAGTACTGTCACCAGCTACTGTTGTTACATTAGAGGATATTCCAGCAACAGTAGATACATTTGAGCTAATACCAGCTACTGTTGTAACATTGGCTTGTATCCCAGCTACTGTTGTAACATTACTAGAAATTCCTGAAACTGTCGCTATATGACCTACAACTCCTGATGCACCAAGTATAGCCATATCATCTACTACTGCTTGAACTCCGAGTAGAGCCATATCTGCTACTGCATCTGTTGTTCCTAACCTTCCAATCTCTGTGGCTTTTCCAGCTACTGCACCAATGTCTGTTGCATCATTAGCGACTGCTGTTACATCGGAAGCTATTCCAGCTACTGTTGTGACATTGCCGTGTATTCCAGCTACTGTTGTCACGTTAGAAGATATACCACCAACAGTAGAAATATTTGCTATTACACCACTTGCATTTAGGTTGTTAATATTTGTTGCGTTAGTTGCTACAGCATTAATGTTAGTAGCATTACCTGCGACTGCATTAATTTCTGTTGTATCTCCAGCTACTATATTGATGTTACTTGAATTACTATTTACTGCGTTTATGTTTGTTGCATTTGTTGCTACTGCATTGACGTTTGTTAAATTACCTGCAACTGCATTAATCTGCGTAAGGTTTGCATTACCTCCTGTAGTTCCTGTTGCAAGTGTTGTAACATTAGCTTGTATTCCTGCGACTGTTGTAACATTACCAGATATGCCACCAACAGTATTAACATTTGCTATATTGTTTGCAACAACGTCAATTTCAGATGTTGTTTCCTGAAGATCAAGAGCAGCTGTTTCTATCTCTGATACAGCTTCATTTAAATCGTTTGCTACTACAATTACTTTAGCAATATCTGTTGCAACTGTATTAACACTAGCAATGTTATTTGCCACAGTCGTAACATTACTATTTGCTCCTGCAACTGTGGTAACGTTAGCTTGTATTCCAGCTACTGTCGTAACATTAGAACTTATTCCAGCAACTGTTGTTACATTAGAGGAAATTCCTGCGACTGTTGTGATATTTGCATTAATTCCTGCAAGAGTTGATATGTTAGCAGACTGACCAGCAACAGTACCAGTATCGGCAACATTTCCCCCCACCACTGCTAGTCCAGTAGTTTCATGGAAAGCCAAGTACTTATTAAGGCGAGATGCTTTAGGTGGTAATATTATACTTGCAGTTGCATCTGAATTTGGAAGAGTTAATGCTCTGTTGTTCTCAGTTTCTATCTGTTGAATAATCGCATATATCTTATCTAACTCTGTGTTTAATGATGATATGTTAAAAGGACCAGACGTAGCAAAGTCAGTAGTTCTAGCAGCTGTTATATCTCGATAGATAGTGTATGTATGAGTGTTGTCATAACTGTCACCCAATGTAATTGAGCCACCTGAATAACCATCATCAACCGATGTTCCTGAAACTGCAAATGTGCCTGTTCCAGAACCTCTTGATAAAGTTGTGTCAACTCCTGCACTGGTTGTAACAATAACCTTCATGTCGTCCAAATCAAAGAATGGAAAATCAATCGTAAGAGTTGTACTGTTAGCCGTTACAGCTTGTGTGTATTGAACTCGTGCATCGTTGTCTGCAATAGATATAGTAGCCATATATTACCTCTATCATTTAGCACCTCATTCGTTAATTCACATCACTCCCTCGATAGTGGTGGGGTTATGTACCAAATATAAAATCGTAAATAGGATCAGCTGGAGTAAGATTACCTCCAGGAGTGGAAAATCTTGCACTCTTAAACGTTTCCTGACTCCCATTACCACTTAATACATCTGCTGCCACACCACCAATATTTGTAAGATTACTTCCTGCAGGACCTGCTATAGCTCCAATCTTTTGACCTACTGGCATTTTCTTAGGAACATCATCTCCAAAAATAGCTCTCATTCCTATTTTAAAATCAGATATCTTTTCTAATGAATTATTAACATCTGTGAACCAACCAAGTGTTCCACTTCTGTCTATTGCATTGATTAAACCTTCCATAAAGGTATCTTCTTTTTCAATTCCATACTGTATTTTCTTTGCTTCATTTACAAAGTAGGCAAGACCAACCATTAAGAAAGCACCTTGCCAAAAAGCTTGGTCTTTTTCCTGAAGACCTGAAGTTAACACTCTTACTGTTGCTCCTTGTCCATAACCTTTAAATTGAGTAATAAGTGAACCAATTTCAGTTGATGTCCATAAAGCTCTGTCTCCAGCTCCTGGGGTTACAATAGTTCTGTCAACACTTTGATTAAGAGCTTTTCTAAATTTCATTGCTTGAGTTCTGTCAGTCCATAACTCTGTATTAGGCATCCATTCGCCATCAACCTTTTGACCTTTGTTTCTAATATTCATCTGCATAATCGAATGATCTTGCTGATTAATACCATTAGCTAAAAATTTTTCTCTTTGTCTTTTACTTAAACGAGCCCAAGGTCTCATAATGTCTTGTGTCATTCTCATCATAATAACATTACCTGCGAATGATTTAATTGTTTGGTTCCAGTAATTCAGACCATTAGCTAGAAAAAACATACCTGTTGTTTTGTTAAGACCTCTTTCAAAACCCATTCTACTTCCAAATAAGTCACCTACATCAGAAAATGCTGAAGCTCTTAATCCTAATATTGCATCAGCTGCAATTCCTGCTTGTCTTAATTCTTTATCCGAAAGTTGTTTAATGATAGTAGAGCTTTGCTTAAAAAAATGTTTTAATCCCTTTTCATTAAAGTTAGTAAAACCTTCTGTCATTACAACTCTTCCAATGTCAGGAATTGATGACAATGTAGCACTACCCATTCCAACAAGTATGTTGAAGCTTTTCATACCTCTTACAAATCGACTAGAGAGTTGATGTGGGTCTTTAGATGCTCCGTAAGTTCCTCTTATTCTATCTCTTAAGCCTTTAATATCACGAAGATCATTTTCCATTTTAGCTTTTAATTCTCTTCTTGTATTTGCATCTGGAGCATCGTTCATCAGTTTTTTATATTCATCAACTACATCATCAAGAAGACTTCTCATATTTATGTCGCCAAAAGCTCTTGTGAGTTCTATGTCAGTTCCCATTGTTTTAGTGTGATGTCTTAAAATAACTTCAATATCGTTTTCAAGAAACTCTTCTATTAAGTCATCTTTAATTCCAAAAGTTCTGGCTTTTGAACTTCCAGCTTGGGTTATCCAATCTATTTGAGAAGCATCATCTAAGTCTAAATATGGTTTTCCATGAGTTACTTCGTCAAGAACACCTCTTGCAGCTGCACTAGCTTGAGTTGCATTCATTCCTTCGTTAGTCATAAAATGATTTTTAGCTATTCTTAAAAATCCTTCTTGGTTAGCTAAAACCTTATCTTGTCTAAATATTCTTGTAAGATACTCTCCACCAACATTTACTCCATGAGTTCTCATTCTTGTTAAGTTGGCTAAAGCAGTATTAAGCTGATCTTGAAGAGCTGTTTTCTTTGCAGGATCAGTTGTTTCTGATAATTGTTTTTTTAGTCCTGCAATTACTTTCTGAGCTTGTCTTTCAAATAATCTAACACTTACTGCTTCATCACGAATATCGTTAAAGTGTTTTCTTAACTCTTTTGCAGAAGCATTTACAAAAGGTGTTGCACCGTCATCAATAGGGTCTACATCTTTTCTTCTCATTGCTTGAGAAACTCTTACACGAAATTCTGCTTGAGTTAAAAATGGACCTCTGTCACCTACCAAATCAGAAAGAGAAGTTTTAATCATTTGCAATGATCTGCCAATGTCACCTTCTTTAGCTACAATATTTCTATATGTTAAATATTCTTTGTCTATCTGTTTAATGCCTTTTAATAAGCCAGGAAGCCACCTTGCTCTAAAAGTTGTTTCTACTGATTGATCTGTTTCTTCAGGAATCCTACCTCTAATCTTTTTTTGTATCATCCCACCAATGTCTACAAGTTGAGGAGCAATCTTACGAGCAACCCAATTATCACTTTTAAGAAGTCTTATTGTTGGGTTCCAACTTAGTTTTTCGAGACCAATACCAGTTTCTGCTAATGCATCTCCCTCCATTGTTGCTCTAGCTGTTTCCCTAGCTCTTGATGGATTTGCAGAAGCTCCTGCTGATCTGTATATTTGGTCAGAATCTGTTGAAGATAAAAGTAAAGATTTACTACTTGTGGCAAATCCCTTACCACCTAAAGCAGCTGTAAGACTTCCACCTATTAAAGAAGCTCCACCAAGTGCTATTGCAGCATGACTAGCATCTCTTGAATGAAGTTCTTTTACAGCCAACAGTTCTTCTGGTGCAATAACTGCTGAAGTAAACAAAGCTCCTTTTGCAAATCTTTTCCAAATATTCCCTGATCTTAAAACACTAATAGGAGCTAATGGTGCAAATGTTGTAGGAGTAAATAAAGAAGCAGTCATAATAGGATAAAAACTTGATCCTGTCATAAGCATTTCCATATCTTCCATGTCTTGATTATACCACTCTATCTTTTGAATAAGCTCAGCATCACTTCCAACATTCATAAATCTATGTCTGTGGTTTTCTGGTATTTGCTCAATATATCTGCTTTGTAAAGCATCATATCCTTCTTGGTCATCCCATTTTCTGCTTGCTATAAGATTTCTGTAGAGTGGCTCAATAACGTTAAACTGTCTAAATGCTCTAGCCATATTGCCAGAACCATCGTGGGAAAATGGAAAGATTTCTTTATCAAGTATAACATTTTCAGGTTTAACCTCAGGGTCAAATTCACCACTGTAAGTAAACATTTCATCTAAAATAGTTTTATTAGGTGTTGGCTCTGGAAAATTATCTAACTTTGGAGCATCTGGAAATTGCAAATTAAATTTAGTTTCCATTAATAATCAATTCCAAGTGTCAGTAATGCACTAAACATATCTTGCCAAGCATCTTCATGTTTGATGATTGTTTCTGGAGGAATTGGCTCAAAGCCATAAGGAGAAAGGTAAGCTCCAGCTTTGTTATAAAGATTAAATAACTCCATAACTGTTTTCTGTGTTTCAAGGGCTCCAATGTTTTGATATTTTCTGATGAGCCTATTTTGAACAACCTCATCCATTCCAGGGATTAATGTCCAAATCTTTTGCATATAAGCAAATGTCGTGGGATCAATGTTATGATTGTTTTTGATGTCTTGTAATCTTTTTATTCCTTTTTCGTATGCTTTTTGATCATTCGAATGTTCGTACTGATAACTGTAGTTATTTAATATTAGAATACGATTACCGTCACCTGTCTCCATCCATACTTTGTAGTCAGGCTCTTCCCCAAATCCCTGATTGGCTTCAAGAACGTATTCTTTGTTCATAAAATTTTGTTTGTCTTTTTCTTCCCATTGTATGCCGTTTACTTCATTTAATCTGTTAAACGTATCAAAGATATTTTTCATAACGTCTGACTTTTGAAGAGTAAGACCCGGGGCAACTTTTTCTACTTTGGCTTGAAATGTTGCTAAATAAGGAAACATTTCCAGTCTAACTGTTCCGTCAAAATCTTCCGTAAAGCCAATGTTAGTTCCTATTTCTCCAAGTGTAGATATGATTGCTGCTTGATGTCCTTTTGAATCATTAACTGCTTGTCCATGTATAATTTTTGATTCAATAGTCTTAACCATAAAATCAAACAATGCTGGGTTTTGATCAAATATTGCACTACCTAAATCTGCACCACCAGATTGTCCTTTAAACTTATCAATCATTGCTCTTTGCTGATCTGAAAGATCGTCATTTATTCCTGAGTCTTTCCAAAGCCTTAACCCCTCGACAATCCAAGCAGTCCATGTTTTGTCATCAACTGCTTGAGCCATTAGGTTTTTCCAATAAATTTGTGGATCCTCACCTTGAGGTATCATTGCGTTCTTTTTTCTGTTGGAATCATCTTTCCTCATTGTTGAAAAAGCTTCTCTTGCTACGTCAAAAGGAACAACTCTAGCATATTCCAACAATGCTGTGTTAATACCATTGTTTTCCATATGTGCTATTGCTTGAGTATATCTTACAGAGTCATTAAATGGGTCTTTTGTTTTAGCTTTTTGACCACTAATAATGTTGTTGTAAGCACTTAGTAATTGTTTAAAAGTTTCTTCATTATCAATGTTTTCAAAGCTTCTTAAAGCATCTAGCTGATCGTGTATTGTATTGTATTCCACACTAAAATTAATTACTGCTTCCATGCTTGCATCTCTAATTGTTTTGTCTGCATGAAAAATATTTAAAGGAACATTTTGTCCGTTAACAACTACTTGTTCAGGATATCTTCCAATAGCTTTTAAATCATCTATTTGATTAGAATTACCCATCTTTGAATTATAAAGAACTCTTTCTTCTATTCTTAGTTTATCAAGATGTTCATTGTATTTATTTTTATATTTTATAACTAGTGAAGTGTAATCTAATTCATTCATTATTGGACCTTTACCAAATCCAACAATGCCAGCTTTCTTAAGTGGCTCTAAACGATCTTGAAAAAATCCAGGTGTATAGCTAAAATCATTATTTGCCATAGCTATTTTAATTTTAGTTATTTCATTCGCTGTGCTATTTTTAAATTCTTCAACCCATTGCTTTTTTTGAATTGCAAAAAACTTAGCTGAAAAACCACCCCAATTCCAATTACCTTCTCTACCACTGCTAGTTCCAGCTTCAAGCTTAGCAAGATTTTCTACTATTTGTTGTGAATATAATGCTGCATTTTTAGGATCGTTTTCAAATTTTCCTAACAAACTTGCTGTTTCATTTTGAAGAACGTCTGCTGCTATTGTGTCATTTTTTTTATTTGTTTTTCCAGTTGGATCACTCCAAGCATTTACTAGCCTTTGAAGAAATTCATCATCTAGTGCCTTTCCGTCAGTTGTTCTTATTTTGTAAATGTCACTAATTTCTTTTATTGTATTAGGACCTTTGCTTCCTAATGATATATCTAGAAGTGCTGACCAGAATGACCCTTCTTGTGCTTGCCTGTCAGCAGTTTTTGTTGCATTTCTTATATTAATAATTTCCTGTAAAGACTGCTCCATAGCAGTTTCAAGTTTTTCTCCATCCATAAATCTTGAAAACTTATCATTTGATTTAATACTTGTTACGAAATTATATATCTCTTCAAATGACTTAGGAATGTCTTCACCACTGTCTTTAAAAAATTTCTTAATATATGATGATGCAAGTCTTGTATTAATTTCCTGTTTAGAAGCATCAAGAAGTTTATCTATGTCTGGTTTTGGAAGACCAGCAAAATTAAGAAGTTCTCTTACATCATCAAACTCGTCATATATTTCAGATAGTCTTTCTTGACTTCCTATATCATTATTTGTGTTAACCCCAATAGAAGCATTATTTTCCATTATAGAGGCTGCTTTATTGGTAAGAGTGTTAATCAATGTCAAAGCTTCTGATTTAGCAGACTCTCTTTCAAAGTTTAGTTTATTCATTCTTGCTTGGTTAATGCTTTGAATAAACGAAGATTCAATATGTGGTTGTATTTTAGCAAAAACCTCTGGAGGAAGTTCTTGTTGTTGTTTCAGCATAAAAGCATCTGAAGCAGATTTAATAGCATCAGGTTTTTGAAAATTTTCTGAATATAGTTGACCTGCAAAAGCATTTGCATCATTTTTTAATGCAGTAGAATAGGCTGTTATAGCTGTTTTTTTATAAGCTTGTTCAACTCTGTTTCTGTCTTCAGTAAATTCTAAACCAGAATCCCAATCTAAATTATTAATAGGAATTAATTTACCAGTTTCTTCATCTCTTTTAACTGCTGACATTCCAGCTGATTCAGCATCAATCATTGCATTTGAAAATTGAGTTTCTCTTCTGGCTTGTGCAACTTGATTAAAGGCTTTGCCAATATTTGAAAAAGAATTAGCTAAATCTCTATATCCAGTACCTCTTGAAGTATTTACAGGAGATACTCCAAATTGATTTTGTCTTGTAGGTTGATAAGCCATTTAATACCTTATTGATTTGTTTTTATCTCTTTGTTTAGTTCGCTCTTTGTAGCTTTGGTATTCACCACCAGCACTTGCAACTCCACTAATAAGAGCTGCTTTACCAGATAACCTTGATTGACTTGCACCTAATCTATATTGTCTAGCTTTGTTCATTCCCATTAGCTTTATTGAACTTAAATCTGAAGCAAGATACTTTTTTTCATTTTCTTGTAATGCTTTTGAAGAACCACCTTGACCAACCGATATACCACGACTTCCTTCGCTTACATTTAAAGCTGACATCATTTGAAGAAACTGATTTCTTCTAGCACCAGATTGTTGTTGAGCTTCAATTTCTGCCATATTAGCTTGTTCTTCATTTGCTTGTGCTTCCATTTCATAAGAATCTCTTTGCATCTTTGCACCAACTAATGTTGATGCTACTGAAATAAATATTGCTGGACTACCCATTAAACTTCTACCTCCAGTAAAATTCCGTTTAGACCTAGTGGAAGAGGCTCTTCAGAACTGATTGTTACCTTTCCGTCTTTGGTCCACCCTAGAAAGTATATTTCTTTCCTTGTTGTCAATGCACTTGGCTCTAAGGAAAAATCATCTGTAACCGATCTTATCAAAACATTTGTTCCTTTGGCTTTCACACTAAGTGTTTCGTTTAAATCAAGAACTGCTCTAACAATACGTCTTTTCTGACCAACAGATATTCCGTCATCAAGCTGAAACTCTGGTGGAAGTGTTTGTATAGTCGGAGTATAATTTAATCCGATTTCAACAGATGTTACAGCTTCACTTAATGTTACCTGACCACTTCCGTTTGTCGTATATTGTCCGAGGGAATAGTTTCCAGACTTGACATAGACTTGAGTGTTCGGAAGATGTGATGCCGTCCAGGTATTACTTGAACCTCCTGATTGCTGACTTGCCATGTCGAGATAATAAGAATTATCAAGAAGCTCCAGAGACGTAACAGTTGAACTGTTAATCGTTCTTTCAACAATACAATAAATTTTTCTGTTAGAGTTAACCACATTCTTAAAACTTCCGTTGGTTTCATATCGTGTCCAACCCTGAAGCTTTTCTTTTCTTATCGACATAAAGACTGGCATATGACCATCTGAGTTAACGGCATATAAATAACCTTCGACCTGATCTGATGACTCTCTCTGAGCAGTCATGCCGACTGGTGTTCCCAATATGTGAGGAGATAATATTGTTAAGGCATCCGAGTTGTAGGATTGCGATAAGTCTGAGTAGATAAATTCTCTAATTGCTCCTTTTGATTTTGTGAGGTAGACGAGGGCGCCATCAAAGTCTGTAGGTTGGACTGAACCACTGCCAAACGACGTTTGCTTCTTGATAGCGATTGTTGAAGGAGTGAGAGGTTTGTTTTCTGATGTAGGGGCATAGAGTTCTTGCTCCGATGTAAATATGGTTAGGTGTTTAAGCGATCCTAGTGATTTGATTTCAGAAACTTGATTTTCTGCAATCTGCACTTGAATTGATTCATCATCTAATCCTGTACCTACATCAAAGTTTGTAAATACAGCTGACTTGGACATAAATAAAAAGTTTGGAAGATCACGGCTTCCTCCAAAAATTAATCTTTGATCGTGAAAAGTAACTGTTCTTGCATAACCTCTGGTTGCAGAAAAGACTTGTTCAGACCAATTTGTAATGGCATTTGTATTTGCTATCGCACCAGAAAGAGTAGCTGTTACAGCTGTTCCACTTGTATAACCAGTTATTAAAGCATGACGTACTGTGTTAGCATCATCAACTAATCGTATGTAGGTTCCATTATGAGCTGATACAAAAGCACTAGAACTTGCTGTTAATGTAATACCTGATCCAGATGTTCCACTTGGAGTTATTGTTATGGATGGTGTTGCGAATTTATAATAAGGCTGATAGCTCATTCCACCATCTGCATCAAAAGTAAAAGGACTTATACTAAATGTATTTGCACCAGTTCTTATTATTTTCTGTGTAACCAAATCAGGATGAGTAACAAACATTGTATCTCCTGCTTGAGCAACTGTTAGTTCTCCAACTTGGCTAGTCCAAGGTACAGATGATGTGATTGAGGTTGCAATCGTTGTGGGTGATGACGCATTAACAACATCAATACGATTAGAGCTAAAAAGAATAATATAGGCTTCGTCTTCATCGTAAACAAATGGTTCAGCTTGATAAGTGACATTTGAAAGAGTCTGAAGGTATCGTAAACCAGGTCTTCTGGTTACTCCACCTTGCGCCCTAATTCTAACATTTCGCAGTTGGTTTGCACCATTACGATATGCTTCTGAGTCAATCCTCGAACTGAGGAGAGGTGAAAGCTCCCCAGAAGAGAAGTTTGTGTAATATTGTCTGAGTAGTGCCATAGTCCATCAGGTTGTTGTAGTGCCTTCAATTATATTTACTATTCCAGCACCTAGTCTTGTTCTGTGGTATCTGCTCAACCTGACAGATTGTGTTGTTACCTGTTGAGCATCTCTGGCTTTGGCTCTTCTAAATTGCTGTTCTGCCAGTTTAGTATAAGAATCTGCAACATCTGCTTTACGAGTAACTGATAAAGCCAAAACAGAAGTTAAGCGATAAATTAACCATAAAGTAAATGTTGGAGGAAAGTATTGTGTCTCAGGTCGATAGACATAGTTTAAAACTACAACGTCATCTACTTGAGCATTGATATAAATATTTCTTTCATAGATGTCATACCTTTGAGGTTGGTCATCTATTGTAACTGTTTGAACTTGCATCACGGCAGGATTTGTCGGTAAAGCATAAGCTGCATCCCATCGATCAACTGGCTCATCTGTTAATCTACTAAGTGTTTTCTGACCAAGTGCAAAGTTCCAATTATTTTGTCCAAGGCAATCTTGTACGATATCTTCATAAATCGTATTCATAACCAGAGCTTCGTCTGTCTGGTCTGTAAATGAAGTTAAAGGCTCTAGTCCTACTAAGACCATAGCCTTTTGTGCTACTTCAATATCGGTACTAGGAGTAGTTGGAGCCATTTACGTTCTTTTTACCCATTTTCTTTTTATTTTTATCAAGCCTTGATTGATTGGCTTTTGCTTTTGCCATACCTTCTTTTGTGTATGGATATTTTTTTCCGTCAGATGTTTCAGGCATGATCTACCCCCATGGTCCTTTCTCTTTTTTCTTTTTAGATGAACCCATAAACTTTGATTTTGTTGATGTAGCTCTATCCCATAAACTTGACCCAAAATCTTTAACAATGTCAGGCATTGGCATACCTACATCAATAACTCCCTGCAAAGCTCCACCACCCATTTTCATAGCCTTTTTAACGTATGGCTTTGTAGTTTGCTTAACTTTCTTGTTGAGCTTCTTAACAACTTTTTGATCAACTTTAACAGGTGACTGACTATAAATGCTAGATGCTGTTGAGCTTGCTTTACTGTAAATATTGGATGCTGTTGACTTTGCAGCTGCTCCAGCTGATGTTAAACCTTGTTTAGCAGTTGCAACATTAGTTTGTGCTGTTTTAACATTCTGCTTAACAACTTTACTTTTAGAAATATCTTTTGCTATTTCCTTACCAGTTTTAGCAATACTTTTACCAGTTTTAATACCAGTTTTCTTTAGTTCTTTAACTGACTTTTTAAAAAAAGGAACACTTTGTTTGTACTTTTTTTTAAGTAATCTTTTTGTTGCCTTGTAATCCATCAGACCTTTACTCCTAGATTAGCTTTTTTACCTATAGATGCACGACTTCCTAACTGAACCCTATTACGCTCCATTTTAGGTTCAGCTTTAGGGCTAGTACCACCCTTGGGAGAAGGTGGTACTAACTTTTTTTTCTTAACACCCATTAGTCGGTGTCAGTTCCTGATAAAGAAACTAAATCAGCCGTGTCTACTGCACCACCTGAGTTAGCATTGACGCAGAACATTCCATACTCTGGAGTACCACCAGTTGATGTATTAGCGAATATTATGTCGCCAACGTTCATCTCACTTGAGGCATCGTTGAAGTAGTTTGCACTGTCAATCGTAGCTTTTGCATCTGTTGTCGTATAGTGCCAGATGTGAAAGCCATTTCCTGAATAAGAAACCAGAGATAAATTTGTTTTTACAAACGCCATGTTCTACCTCCTAATTCTTCAGTTCACATTCAAATACACCTTCAACATCGATCAGGCATGAGTTCATTTGCATTTTGTTTAATACAAAGTAACTGTCCTTATCGTTGTGATATTGCATATTTGAACTAATATCAGCACCAATAGCATGAGCTAGTGCATCTGCATGATAAGCGAAACATTCTTTATGAGTTGTTCCAGCTGCACCTGATCCGTTCAATCCAGTAAGTCCTGAATGAGCAAACCACATAAAGCCGAGCCATCTCTTCGCAGTCATTCCACCTGAAAATGGTAATTCAGCAGTTGGAATATATTCACTTCTGCTAAACTGATCTAGTTGCATTAACTGTGACCATTGTTCATGTCCGACTACGACAAAACGTCTGCCATCATCTGGAACTTCATTGTTACCAAATTTTTCCATAAGCTCTAAAGCCCAGGCTAATGTGATACCATTTGTAGTTTCATCATGTGCTGATGTTGTTGTTGTCATTTGAGCCAAGATAAGATCATCAGTCTTTCTGCCAAGTGCATAAGCACCTGATTGCTGAGCCACCATCATCTCATCGTGGTTTATTCTAAGTTGATCAAGATCATCAATCCACTCACCTGCAAAATAGTCTTCTAATGTTACATTGACATTAGTGTGTTCTAAATTCATAGGTGCAATAGAACCATGTCTCGCTTTTGTTGTCGCAAAACCCTTACCGATTTTTTGAAACGTAGTCTTGTTCTTAACGCCATTTCTGTTACGAACAGTGTTTCGGAGTTTAGAACCCATACGTTGGTATGCCATGTGGACACCAGACTCAAACTCCTCGATAAAGGAAGTACTAATGGTTGATAAAGCCATTTATATCTCCTAAAAAGTTAAAAGTTACAATTTACTGTCCAGTTGTTCCGTCTGCTTCCAACGATGTAGTTGTCCTAATTGTCGACTTCAGGGCTACTATGTTAGCTTCTGGGCTTTCAAGTACCCCTAAAGTGCCATACAAAAATAACGTTGTTAATTCACATTACTATTTCTGTAGTTTTGCTATTTGAGCAAAGCCTTGCTGAACCTTATTGATAAATGCTGGGTCTTTATCTCTCCAGTACTTAGGATCAGCTTGCATAGCTTTAAGATCATTTTTATCAAGAGTTTCTTGAAAAGCAGTATCTGAAGTCATGTTAAATCTTGGCTGACCATTCAGTTCCATTAACTCTTCAAAGAGTTTAACAGTATCAGCATCTGCTCTAATATTTGCAAACTTGCCATAAGCTTCTTCAGATAGATTTGAACTCGCCCAAGTATCAACTCTTTCAAGTCTTCTGTCTGCGTGTTCGCCAAGAGCTTCAGCTTCTTCATTCCAATCTGGACCTCTAGTGTTGTCCATTGCAATATACTCATTAACCAAACCATCAAACTCTTCTTGATTTAATCCATAATTGTGAGCTTTTTCTCTAAACCATCCAAGCATAGGATCAGACTCATCAACATTCCATTCCATACCCTCTGGTACATTTACGTTAACATCGTAATCACCTGGGGATGTAGGAACATCTGTATCAGCTTCTGAGTGCAATTCTTCAAGAATAGAGTTACGAAACTCTTCTTTTCGAGTATGAAACTTACCTTCTAGTTCTTTATAGGAATGAGCTAATTGCTCTGGCGTCTCAAACTTTTGAGGTAGCCAATCAGGTCTTGAATCAGCTTGGTTATCGTTAGTCTCTGCCTGATTACTTTCAGGTTGTACATTGCCGTAATTGGTCGCTGTGTCTGTTTGGTATCCTTCTTCACCACTGTCTCTTGTTGTTTCGGAGGTCTGCCCCTCTTGCGTTGCTGTTTGTACTTCATCACTCATTTTAACTCCTTATTAATCTGATAGTTTTCTACCCATTTCACATCTGGCTTTTATAAGTGCAACTGTCCATCTTTGTCCTTCATAGTGGGATAATTGCTCAGCTGGTGTGTTTGGGGCATGAATATTATGTATGGTTATATTTTCAAGATATTGAAGAAATGCTTTTCCGACACCAGAGCCAAATAAGGCATAAGCTTTGGAATTTATATCGTCTTCAACTTCTTTAGAATAAGCTCTACCATCGATAGAACTCTCTACTTTTTGTTTGGTCATTGTCCACCCATTTGTTGTTGTTGCATTAGCTGCATTGCTTGTTGGATGTTCGCTTCAACCTGTTGTTTGTTTGCTAACAGTTCTTCTGAAATGCCAAACTTATCTGCCAAAAACTTGATTACTTTTTCTTGATCGTATAGTGCTGGGGTAATTTCAGGACCGAAAGTTCCTGCAACAGTTTGCTGAAATCTTACGAAATCAGAAACATCCTGTTGATCCTGCGCCCTCAGTAATGGAGACACAGGAACAATTCTTAATTCTCTACCATCAACTTTAGGAATATCGATTAATCCTTGTTGTGTGTAGATTTGTATAATTCTTTGTACAAGAGGCTGTAGAAATTCTTTCTGCATCCGTCCTGCTACAGCTCCCATGTCTCTAGCGACATCAGCTAGTCTTTCAGATACTTCTGTCGCTGATAAAGGAGTTTTTGCATTAGGTCTTGTATCAAGTTCATCAATAAACAATGCTTTTCTGACGTTTCTTCGCATATCTTCAATAACAAGTTGTGCAACGTCAAATCTGGATGGAGATTGCAAGGAGTCGATATTAGAGCCGGGGCTTCGAGGAATAAAAGTTCCAGGCTGAATGGTAATGTTGTCTGGGTTAAATACACCATCATCATCGTACACATACGATCCTGCAATCGCCATTTCTGCATTTTCTAAAATTAACTGTACTGTAAGATTCAAAGTCTTAATTGCTGGCATTGCTTGTAGCAATGGTCCTCTTCCCCATACTTCAAAACCTGATTTGCTCCATCTTGTCGTAATCCATGGAACAGATCCACTTCCTTTGAGTGTTGCTTTATAGAGAACTTCTTTATCTGTTTCAGACACTAGAAAGTAGGTGTATTCGTCCTTAAAACGATCTGTGGAGTCATAAATGGTAGCTTCTACTATCTTTGTCTTCCTACGAGGGTCTCTACGTTGTACGTCCTTCATAGCTTGATTAAACTTAGCATACGGATATCGGTGTTTTACATCGGTAATGTCACAGTCTTCGTTCCATCGAAACCAGTCGGTAACTGTGTCCATAGCCCCAGGCAAAATAGCAACATTTGTCGGTGGAACAGACGTAAAATGTAAGTCTCCGACAAAACGACCACTTTCAACCATCAAATTCATTGTTCCAAGACCTAAATCCTGCAAACCTTCGTGTAATTCTGCATTAAAGTTGGAATTTCTCAATCCTTCGTGCAAAAGATCGGTAATTCTTTCTAATTCCTGCATTAATGAGCGAGATTGCATCTCTTTTGGCAGTTCAGGACCAGGAGCCAGTTTAAAAGCTCTTCCATTGGGTGGAAAAAAGCCAAGTTGGAGTCTTGAAGCAAATTTAGGCAGTCCTGTTACGGCTGTTTCATCATAAATGTTCTCAGTTCTGCGTTGAGCAGCTGAAGTTTTATGAAAACTCTCTCTATGAGGCAAAACATAGTCATAACACTCTTCCCAAAGGTCAGCCCAAGACTGCCATCTGCTTTTTGCTTTTTTGAACCGATCCATGACAAGTTTAAAGTCTTTATCATGTTTGTCTCCTCCTGCAGGAGCTGGACTTGCGTCACCATTAACTTCACTTCTCATATCAATACCTTATTGAACCTGAACCCATTTTTTTGACTTTACCTTGAAGATTAAGACCACCTTCGTCTTCAGTCATTAAAGAACGAATACCTCTCAATCCTTGATCAGTAATTCTTTTTTCATTAGCAGAATAAGCTTCTTGAGCTTCTTTTTCTTTAGCAAGTCTTGCTTTTTCAGCAGCTTCTGCATCTATCTGTTCTTGTGATTTACTAGGTCTTCTTCTTCCAAATCCCATTTATTTCTCCTCTAATTGATTGAAAATGACCTTTCCACCCAGTTTTAGCAATTCACATCGCAACTGGTAGGGTGAAAGGATAAAAAATCCTCTAATTCCGATCAAATGTTTGACAAAACTGACACAATATAAAAATCGAGGATGATAGACTGGTTGTGGTTCAACTTCTATCTGAATACACTCACATTCTGTGATTAGATAATGAATAAGCTCTGTTGCCTGATCGCCAGTTCTTAAGTCAAAATGAAATCTATGCGAAGAACATTCAACATATATCCAAGCATCTAATTTTGCATCATATCGTGTTGCAAAACAATGCTGATGTTTCGGTCTCCAGAAACTAAGAAGTTTCCATGTTCCTCTGTTTGCATGAGGAGTAAAGCATACAATCCATTTTGTCATTTTGGTGAGGGGTACTTGCTTATCATTGAAAATTGTTATCGAATCACAATAAAGTTAAAGTTAAAGCGCACAAGCACCCCTCATAACTCAGTCTTTGGCTTTAGGTATGCAGTAAGTCGTGACATAAACCCTTGAAAAAGCCGTTTGTTGATGTGTGTTTTGTTCTCTGATTTTGGATGCATAGTCCAAACACGTATTAAGATCATTGAAAAAGACATCTTCCTGAATCTCCGTTCCATGTAAAATTACAACTAAAAGCCATATCACCTGACTGCCATTCGATCGACATAAGTCGATCTGTTTCTTCTTTTAAGTCTCTGAAAAGGGTTACTTGCTCTCTCAACAGTGGTGGGGAGTTTTGTGGGTTGGTTTCCTGTTAAAACTCTTCTTCCTTCTCCACCTCCAAGCATTGCATACTGCAAAGCATCATGAACATGACTAAACCTATTCTTGTTTGGCTTTTCGTCATACTTTTCGGAACCCATATACACCATGCGTTTATAATTATAGCCACCTTCAAAGCCAGAGATAAGATTAGTACAAAGAGGAGAAATAACTAATCCAGGCTTTCCATCAACTAATCGGTTAATAACAGATTCAACAGATTCAATTCTTATTGCCGTATCATTTGTATTTGCTGGATAAGCTTTAATACCAGCTGCACGGAGGATCATAAATGGTGTTGTCTCATTTGTCTGAGCCATCTGATTTCCTGCAGGATCACCAATAAATTTAAAGGTTAGTTTGTCCCAGTTGTTTCTTGCGATTTCTCTTTTGAGTCCCTCTGCGAAACGTTGTGCGCCCATATCTTGTGTAACGTATTCTCCGAAGATGATCCATCTTCCGAGGGCAAGGTTTTGGCAGAAAACTGCTGATGGACTTCTGCCAAAGTCAATTCCCACAATGACATCGTTTTGGTCGGTTGGTTCGATCGGTTCTTTTGCGACATGAGTATCCTTTCTAAAAGTTGGATATACTGGTTTACCATCCATTAATGCTTGGTATTCATTTAAGACGTAAACTTTTACCCAAGCAGGAGATTTTCCCAATATAATTTTGTTATAATAATCTGGCTGAAGGTTATCTCTGTTTTCTCGATTAACATTGTCGTCATATCCTGCAAGGTTTCCTGCATCATCGAGTCTTTCCTTCATTGCTCCTGCCTGACTGTAAAAATTCCAGTCATCAGGTTTGACAAGTAGAAGCTTCTCATCTGTTGTTAAATATTCAGGTGTCGGAACTTCTCCAGACATTATTCCCCACCAATGGGTTTCATCTGGAGCATTGGTGTCCATTATCACACCAAACCAAGAAGGACCACCATCTCTCATAGATGGAAATCTTCCAACACGCATAGTACAAGCATCAACAATCGATTTACCAATTTCTCTGGCTTCGTTAATCCAAACGCCAGTCAGCTCCAATGACAATAGTTTCTTAACGTCTTCCGTTTTATCCAAAGCCAAAAAGATGACTTCACATTCAACAATGGTTTTATCAGCCAAAGCAAAGTTCATATGATGGGTATAAGGAGGTGACCATATAAACCTTCCAAGATCATCATCAAACCAATCTCTCCAAGTTTTTATCGTGGTGGTTTTTAATTGAGGATTGGTATTACGAATAACAGCCCAACGAGTTCTCCTTACTCCTTTTTCATTGGGTTTCTGAAGAGTAGCTTTACGCATAATCTCCATACAACAAGTAACAGATTTACCAGAACCAACAGGTCCTCTAAGTCCTCTAACAAAAGAGGCATCTTTCATAAAACTCTTGGCGACTTGACCTGGGGGTTTATAGTCTAATTTCATTTAGGTTGAAGACCAGATAATCTTCTAAGAACACTTCCCATGCCACCACCTAACAATGCCCTTCTTAGCGAAGGTGATATTTTATTAATTGAAGTTGTGCTTTCTGGACCTGAATATTTTAAATCTTCACCAGTTATTAAATCTTTACTGGGTCTTGGACCTTTGAGTATTTCTTTTTGTTTTTCAGCTACAGGATCAGGCATTTCATATCCTGCTTCATCATATTCTCTAGTGTAATTTGTCTTTAAAACATTACCAGTTTTAATAGTGGATTCTAATTCCCCAATTCCTGTAGAAGAAAATCCCATGTTTGGTCTTTCCTTATCTGTTGGAGTTTTCTTTGTTGTTTGTGTTTTAGAAGACGTAGAAGCGACAACCTTGTAATCGCCACCTTCAGAAATGTTCTTTCTAGCTTCACCAGTAGCAATCGTTGATCCTGTGTTAGGGTCTTGATAGATATTGCTCGTTTCCTTTGCACCAGTTTCACCACCATCATAAGTGCTGATAGTTGCTCCTGAATTTGTGCCAGGAGATGATGATATGGTAAGCCCTGAACCCTTACTTGGCTTTTTCTGCTTGAAGGTTGGAGTTGTCTTGTCTTCTTTTTGTTCTTCTGGTTTTGATTCACCCATTGATTGCTCCTTGAAAAAATATAAGTTAAAATAAAATTTTTTTTAGAGTTTGTCTTTTCACAAGTCTTTCGTGTGTGTGGTTTACGTTTAGGGGAGTTCGTTGCCGTTTTTTAAGTGCCTTATGAAATTGAGGTACTTAGGCGATGGGACCCCCTAATCAACATTAAAGTTTATTTGTACAGCTGTATTGTGACTAACAGGAGCATCGTTACGCAGTCCAGCTCTATCCATTAAATCTTTACTGGCTTCAAGTCTGACGAAGGATGACTTAGCATTAAGCAACTCTCTCATGGTCGCTAGTCCTTGTATTGCGTCCCATCCTAATGTTCTCATCGATATCTCTTTCCTGTAATCGATAATATGTTGTTTATTCAATGTGTTATAAGCCCAAGATTTGTTTCTTCCAATTCGTTCAGCAGCTTCTGTTGGGTTGCAACCATCATGCAAGATCATATGCACCAAGTCTGCTTGTGCTTCTGTTACTTTGGAGTGACTGTGTTTGATTAACGTTGCATTTTCTTTTATCTCATCCATTGGCACAACGGCTTTCTTAAACTTTTGTTGTTGTTGTGTGTTTGCTTTGGTCATCGAAAGTCCATTAAGTTTTTAGTACTGACGAGTATACTAACTATGGTCAAAATGATGTCTATTCACATTTCTGTAACCCTTACTGTAGCTAGTCCTGCTCTATTACGCATAGGCAACAAGTTGCCAAGCTACACCGAACCACGAAGAGGTGTTTCGGCACATTCGTGTAACGATCAGGGCTATAAGTTCCCTCACGGGATTTTATTTATGCGAGGTAATATTGAGTCCGTTTCCTTTATTGCGTAAGATCAGATGTTCCACTCCGTTATGCCAGCTAAAGCTGACATTACCACTAACGTTCCTCATCTGCTCTGAAAGCACCATGTAAAGGTTTGCTGAAGAAGCAAAATTACATTATAAAGGGACGTTGCTCCTCGTCTTTCCACCTGTACTGTGTTAAGCAAACGACCTCTCTCAGGGGACGCTTACCAGCTACTTCCTGCGTTCCGATAGTGAACCACATCCACCTTGCAAGTGAAGAGATGCAAGATGGTGTTAATCATCTCATCGAACTTTGAAAGTTCCCCTTCCTTCGGTCGTGATATCCATCCAACAACAAACATTAGGCACGATATCATTAGATGATGACGCTCCCAAATTAGCCTAGAATAAAGACCCCTTTTTCTATCAGAAGAAAAAGTCCACAAGTGTGGTTCTCTCCAAATAAAATAGCTCCCAAGAGGTCGACAAAGACGATTTTATTCTCCGTTCAGGTATTGATTAGAGAAATTTAAGGGAGGTCGTTTGAGCTTCAGTGCCAATGCTTATTGGTGTCTGAATATATCTTTTAACAATTTAATAGGAGCGTATTATGACTAATCAATTAGAATTATTTAGTAAAGAAACTAAGTTAAAGCCAAGATCAGAGGATTTGGAAAGAATCCTTGAAGTTACTGACAATGGCGATATGTCAGAGATCATTGAGTCAGAGATCGAGATGATCTTATTCAATATCAATAACACTGATTCAGAATACGAATTAGCAAGATTGTACAAGGACTTGAACAATCATCTCTCAATGACATAGAAAAGCCATTTTAATCAAGGGTAGGACAATGATGTCTTACCCTTCTAACTAATAGGAGCGTAAATAATGTTAGAAAAACTTATAGATAATGAACAATCAAAGATTAAGCCTTACAGATCAACTCTGGAGGCTAACACTTTAAAGCAACTTCAAGATATGGTTCGTGATACAGAATCAATGAAATTAGACAAGAGATTGGGTAAAGCCAAACTTATTGACTATATGATCAGCTATTTTGAAGAATTTGGTTATCCTACTAATCCATTGTACAAGGCTGACCCAAAGATGGGTTTGCACCGAATTAGAGAGGAAGTCAAGATTGATCCTCGTCCACTTCACCCTATCCTTCAGAATGAGAAGAGGGACTTCAGGAAAGAGGAAGAAGAAGAACTTGCTCGTAATCTTGAAGAGAAAAGGAAGACTGAGGAATATGTAGCTAGAAAGAGTGAGCAGATCACAGTTGAGCAACTTGATGCAATAGCTAGAGCATTTCAAGGTCAACCAAAACCTACTTATGATGAAGCATTTCCTGCTAAACTAATAGCAACTTGCATGACACTTGTTAATCTTTTTGACGATGGCGAGGATGTGATAATCCAAGCGAAACTTGGAGATCAAATCTGCCGTATGTTCGAAAAGATGCGTGACAACTGCGTGACAGCTGCTGACAAGCTTAAAGCTGAATTAAGAACCGAAACAAGGGCAGACCTTGGTACTGAGATTAATCAAAATAAGATTGATGATCTTGAGGAAAAGATTGCAAGACTTCGTAATCAATGGCTGATTCTAAACAATGCCTTTGCAGTCTGTGTCAATCATCTTAGACCTAAGGTTCTTGGTCAAACTGGTATTAACTTCGGCAAATACACCACTCTTCAAGAGATGGCAAATCTGAACAAGAAGAAAGCCAGTAATCAAAGGTTAACAATAGCGAATTTAGTTAACGATCGTGAGAACTTCGATTACCATCTTCACCATAGACATGAAGAAATCGGACTGGTTGAAATACCAGATGGCTTATAGAAATCGCTAAATTCATCGACAGGGGAGGGAGCTTCGGCTTCTTCCCCTTCTTTTTTTTATTCTGAAAACCCTGGCACACGGCACAAGTGGTGAGTGTCGCCTCAATCATGGAGAACATTATGACTATTACTGATAAATTAGATAGAGCAGCTGTAAGCACAATGACTAATACAGCATTTGTAACATTAGCTTTAACTTGTGTTGCACATAAGGTTTACACCTCTTCAAAGAAAGGTTTTTACCTTTCAAAGAAGCAAGTCAAAGCATCAGGAATGACAGTTATGTCTGTAAGTAAGGATGCTTCTAACTACATCAAAACTCACTATAAGAAAAATTACAAGAAACTGTAAATTTCCTCTGGAGGATTTCATGACATTTTTTATTACAGCAGGAATATTTTCTGCATTAGCGATACTTTTCCTTTTATTCAAATTCAACATTAAAAGGGTTTTGGCTTTTGATGTTCCTATCGATATTGCTTCCTCTGCTCTGCTTATTGTTCTTTTTGCAGGAACCTTTGCAGGAATGATGGCAGCAGTTATTGGTGGTGCGATAATATCAATCGTTCTTTACATAATGAAGAAAGTTAAAGGATGTGAAAAGCCAAGAAGAAAAGGATTTAAGGTTGTTTGGGTAAACGTTCCCCCCAAGTAGCCTTAATGGGTGAGTGGCACGGATACTGAGTCGACACAGTAGCAATGCCGTGACAGAGTTTTCGACTGATATACTCGTATGTACATAAACAAGCGTTCTTGATGGCTCTGGTTTCTACATACCTCACCCCTAACCTTACGTCAAGTTTGTGAATTGCCTTTGGTGAAAGCCAAGGGTTATTTTAGTGAGTTGCCTGAGAATTAACTCCTTGTTGAAGTAACTACAATTTGTAGCAGGGGATGCCGTCTAGGAAGTCTCGCTTCAAGGGTAACTCGTAAATTTAAACTTAGTAGAAGGAGAAGGCTATGAATTTAGCAGAAATCACAGTATCAGGTAACTTGGGTCAAGACCCTGAAATTAAACCTGTTAACGACACAAAGGTTGCTAACTTTTCTGTCGCAGTTAATGAAAATTACACTAACAAGCAAGGTGAGAAACAAAGTAAAACTCACTGGTATAACGTTGAAGCTTGGGATGGTAAGCCCAGAAATGGTAAACCATCTGGTGTTGTAACTAACATTATAGAGCCACATTTAAAGTCTGGTTCAACAGTTTTTATCAGAGGCTTTCCTCAAATTGACAGTTACGAGCAAGATGGCGTTCAAAAGAAGGCTTTCAAAATTAAGATTGCTGGTATGTCCTCAATGATACGTTTAGCTGGTTCTAAGCCAACGGAGGGTGCTAACGACACAACTCAAGGTAAGTCAAAAAGCAATACCAATGGTGGTGGAGCTACTAACCTTGATGACGAAATTCCTTTTTAGGAACAGATGTTTCCTCCCGAAACAGAAACTGGGGTTGTCGAAAGACAGCCCCTTTTTTCGTGCAAATTAATTACAGCCTCAGGAGGAATTATGGAAATAGATAAAGATCAAATGTTAGCCGATGTAGTTATCTCTAAAGTCAAAGATTACATCAAAGAAAGAGATGAAAAGCTTATAGAGCTTATAACGGCTATAGACATTAAAAATGGGATTATAAATGAAAGACTGACTCTCTTGTCTAATCGAATGAGAACCCAAGAAGACATTAGCAACATTATAGGAGGTAACTTTGGAAGTACTTCAGGAAATTCTGGCAGAGCTTAGAAAGAGTACTGCCTTTCAATGGTTTCAGGACATAGCAACCCTGATCCTTTTAATCGTAATCTTATATATCATCACAGTTTTTATGGCTCTTGTAGTGCCTCCTCCAGGAGCATGACTATGAGAGTCAAAAGGGACAAGACCCACAGCACCTCACGCAAATGGGAAAAGGCTTTTAAGAAAGCATCCAAAGCCAAAGACAGAAGGCTTAATAAAAAATTAACTAAGGAGAATTAAATGTGGCAAAACATAAAGAAAATCAGCCTAATCAACAACAAGGCTCAATGGCTAGGGTGGTTCGTGACAATTCATCTCGCCTCAACAGCCTTGATCCTATTAATGCTTATAGCTTTTGGAATCAACCCAACACTTCTCGTGTCAGTTATTGGCGCACCTCTGTGGGTGGTCGTAGCGTTAATGTCGAAGTACATCGCAGACAAAATCGTAGCTTAGACTACTGCATTGTATGTGGTTGTCATCCAAAACCTGACCAGTGGGCAGGAGAAACCTCAAGACTTTGTATAGATTGTGGAGATAGATAATGAAAGCAGCACTAATAAATCCAACTGAAAAATCAGTAAAAATTATAGACTACAAACCTAAAAAACAAGACATAACACTTTTGCAATCTCTCATAGGTTGTGATGCTTTTGGTGGTGTCGGATATACTTATGACAATCAAGGTGGAACTATTTTCTTTGATGATAATGGTTTGTACACAGCAGGAGTTAAATTTTTTAGTTATGTTCCTGACCTTTATCCAATGCCTATTGTTGGAAAACTTGTAATCTTAGGTGTTGATGTCGCCTCTGGTGATTCAATCAGCATACCTAAAGCTTTAAGTGACGATCTTTTAAGTGGCAGATGTGTTGTTAAATTTCCATCTCAGTTTGAAGTTCTCGAAAGAGAAAGACAGATGATTAGAATGGCAGAAACACAATGAGTGAACAAAATCATATCATTGCTCGGAATATTACAACATTCCATAAATATCAAAAGCCTCACAATATTGATGAAATTCACATTGTCCATCTAAGTGAAGTTCATTGGTGGACCGAAAAGCTTTCTGATTTTGTCCAAAATTTTAATGAACACAAGCTAGGATTAGATCCACGATTTGATCCTACCAATCAAATATTTCTCTGTTGGTACGAAGAACAAGCCAGGGAAATTGTAAAAGCCATAGAAAATGGCAAGTGGAAGACTGGAAGGAGCGCCCAACCAGCCTCCCAAGAAAAATTATATAACCAATAGGAGAATTATATGCAAGAAATTGCTCTAAGCGACCTGAAGCCGACAGAGAATAATGTCAGAAAAACACAAGGCTCAGATGAAAATATGGAGAGACTTGTCGCCTCTATCAAACATAATGGTTTACTTAAAAACCTTGTTGTTAAGAAAAATGGTTCTGGCTATTTTGTTACAGATGGTAACAGAAGGCTTAAAGCTTTGTTACAAATCCATGGTAACAACTCAGCTGAAACTATCGAATGTAAAGTTCTTGAGCAAGATGCAAATGAAAAAGAAGTTGGTCTTCATGCTAATATGATGCACGAAGATATGCATCCAATGGACGAATGTGAAGCTATTGAAGCAATATGTGCAGAAGGTTATGGTGACTTTGACAGTATAGCTGCTCAGTTTGGACGTACTCAGAAATGGGTTAAACAACGTGTAAAATTAGCTGATCTGTCGCCTCTTGCAAAAGAGAAGTTCAGAGCTATGGAATTTGGTATTTCTGTTGCTGAAGCTTTAGCAATGGGTAATCACAAGACTCAAAACAAATTCTTTAAGGAACATGGTAAACACAGATATAGTGCTAATTTAGTTTATAATTATATCAATGGCTCTAAGATAGATGCCAAAATGGCTATATTTTCTACTGAAGGTCACGAAGAAGCTCTTGGTCTTGAGAAAGATTTGTTTTCAGACAATGTTTTTATCACTAACCAAAAAGCATTTGAATTGCTTACAATGAAACATATCAACGGCATTATCGAAGAAAGAAAGAAAAAGCCTTTCAAAGGTATTCATTTCTTAAATGATATGTCAATTTATGATTCACCTAAGTGCAAGAATCTTGAACGTCCTCCAAAAAGGATGAAAGACTCTGAAACTGTATTGATTATTCAGTATATGCCTTATAGAGGTGAGCTATCTGAAATTCGTATGATTGAAAAGCCAGTTGATGATAAGAAACCTACTGGAGCTGTAGACGCAGATGGTAAGGATGTAGATGTACCTGAAGAAACTCCTTATGAGTATTCAAAGCCACAAAATAAAATGTTATGGGCTTATTATAATGAGTTTATGAGAACTTATATGCTTGAAAACATGGATAAGTTTGACCATGGTAAGTTTGCTATGGCATCAATTTGTGCCAATACCATTAATGGCTATAACCATAATTATAATATTCCTGGTCATGGATACTTTGCAACTAATTCAAATTTTAATCATATAACGGAGGTCAGTAAAGATGACTACACTTCACCTGTTGACACAGCTATTACTGAAATTTATGACAGGGCTTATGAAGTTTGCAAGGCTAGTAGAATTACTCCTTTTCAGTATTACTATAACCTTGACACTGTTGAACTCAATCGTATCCTTGGTATTTTGGCTATTCAAAGTTGTAAATCTTTTGACTTTAGATTCAAAGAGTTCAAATCGATCTACGATTATAAAATCAACGAGAAAAAGTGGTTCAAACCATTCGGAAATTGGTTAGCTAAATATAATACTCCAAGGCTTAGAAAGCTTTATACAATACTGACTGGTGATGAGCTTTTTGAAGATGTCAAAAAGGGAGATGCTATTAAATCAGTACTAGAAGCTTTTAACGACTCTAAGAGTAAAGGCTTTAATCCTTTCAAAAAATAAAGAATTTAGTGCAGTAGAGGAGCATACATACCGACTCCTAGAGCAAGGACTGGAAGAAGAAGTAGTACATTCTCGATGCTGACAAGGGTTGCACTAAACTGACAATGGTGGGGTTGTAAAGTGAGCCTTTTTACAGGTCGCCCCATTGTTGTCTTAAACTGAGGGCATGGCAGAATGAGTATGCAATGGACTGCAAATCCATTTATGAAGGTTTGATTCCTTCTGCCCTCTCCAATAACCCCACCACTATGGAGATAGCAATGAGTTGCCAAGACAATGATCGTATTTATGAAGACCTTAATGAAAAAATAGGTAATTACACTGTCAATCAATTTATAAACATTTGTGAAACCTATAAAATTCAAGGGGCTGTAAATCAAATTGATAGCATTATCGGTGAATTAATCGACATAAAAATGGAGAATGAATGTGAGTGA